CTGCTTACCGCCAAAGTCTACGTTGATGACGTTGCCTGTGTGGATCGTTCTTTCGATGTAGAGGCTCGTGCGTTCACGCCCAAAGCCAGTGACGAAGGAAACTTGTGTGACCGTAAAATCGATCTCCCAGCCGTCTGGCGCGGTTTTAATCTTCTGGGCTGTGATAGAGCCAAACATCTGCCCGGGCTCTCTCTGGACCCACAGGATAAAGTCTGCGGCACCATCAAAGACAGTCGAGCCACGCATCGTCCCATTGCCATTACGGCTCATGTGATGAACGCCAATGACGGCACACTTGAATGAGGTCTTGATGTAGTCGCAGGCTGCGACAGCTTGTGTCATATCCTTCTGCAGGTTCTCATCTGCGCCGGGTAGGACGCGGGACATTGTGTCGACGAACACCGCCACAACTGGCGCTCCCTCCATCTCCTGAGCGTGCTGGATGGTCTTCACGATCTTATAGACGTCGGGTTTCTGCATAAAGTTCATGCTGTCAGGGACGGCATAGAAGGGGATAGTGTTGGGGTCTATCCCCGTCATCTTCTTCCACGCATAGAGACGGTTCTTAATATCTGCAAAGCCCTCACTGGTTACATATACGACGGGGCCGTGCTTCTTGACCTTATAGCCTAGCCATTCATCTAGACCGGCGGCTGCAGCCAGCCCTAGACCCATGGCAATGAAGGTCTTTAGGCACCCGGGGACGCCGACTATGAACCCGAATGATTCGGCAGGTATGACGTCCTCAACGAGATACTCAGGATCTGGCATAGCCATAATGGCCCCAGCCCGGAGAAGGGTAAATATATTGTCTGGCGTATGGGGCGGCTCGACCTTTATTGGTGCTTCAGGATCTGTTCCAAAACTAAAATTATTTTTTTGTGGGTTATCAAACTGCTTCTCTCTGACGATCTGAGCCTGCTCCGCGACTTTGGTATCCCAAAGCCGCATCGCAGCGATCCACTTCTGATTGAATAGTGTGATGCCCCTGCCTTCTCGCTCTAAGAGTAAGTGCTTAGGCTGACCGGGATCATTTATTCGCGTGACGACCTTAGAGACATAAACCTCAAAGAGCTCTCTCTTTATCTCTTCTTGTTTTTCTTTCCCATCTGGTATGGGGCTATCCCGATACATGTCGAGGATACGTCCCCAAACCATACGGGTCATCTTATCCTCACGGCCATCAGCCGCCTCGCCCCACGCCGTCTCTGCATATTGAGGTGTTGGGGTCCTAACCGTGTAAGTTATTTCGCCGGTTGTTGGATTGACAACCTCAATTGGATCACTTGCCTTGACGTGTCCGTTTTGAGCAGCAAGATCGTCGAGCTCTTGTAGAAACTCTTTTGGCGCTGGGGCTATCTCCACTTCATGCGGAGCTAGGCCCTCGAGCCATTCGTAATTATTTCCTGATTCGTGCTTGGAGGGCGCAATTACTGCGAAGCCACCAGCGCCTCTAATGTCCACGCCGATTTGCGTGCGGATGGTTGGGGGCACCCACGACTCGGGATAGCGGAACAATAACTGTAGCCCGCCCCCTCCGGTGCGCTGGGTAGGGGTTTCGCTAACCGCTCCTCCATAGGTTTGACAAACGTTGTCCCACTACAGTTGGGCGACGGGGTTCTTATGGGTGTCGAGATCAAGAACAAAGACGCGCCCAGAACACACGCCAGTAAGTATCCCCAGATTACCTCTTTGGGAATAGATCCCTGTTCGTCCATACCATTCGTCGAATTGCTCATCTGATATTAACTCCTGTGTAAATTGACGCCAGTTAATTGCTGGACGTTTGATTGTATCCGTTGGTTGTTTCTTTTCCGACTCCAGCATTGCAGGAACAACCTGCAATCCAATAGAGCGATAAAGCCTTGCATAGTCTGCCGTAGAGGCAAACTCTTCATCAAATTCGGGTAACATGAGGGGCCTCGGTTATATCTATTGACGTGAGATTTAATAATTATTAAAAGTGAGGAGTTCGTAATTAGACATAACGGACCTCCACAACTTAACGCCGCGACTCACACCCGCGGCGTTTTTTTATTCGCACATAGATTTAACTACATTTTTAAATTGATTAAACCTTATTCTCCCTTCATTTAACATTCCCTGCATATAGAGATTAAAAATCTCTCTGGATGATATCTGATAGATTTCTACCATGGGGAAGTCGCTTACATCAGCTACAAGAAAACCTTCATGCTCTTTTAGGCTATCAATAAATTTATTACTTTCAAATTTCCTTCCTTTTCCAATCATGGAATTAGAGCAAAAAGAAACTCCGCTTATAGATGTGCATGTTTTAATTATCCAAATTTTATTATCTTTGGATATTAAATGAGTTGGCGCGTTCTGCCCTTCGACAAGTTCCCAACCAAGTTCTATTGAAAGCCTAAACTTTAGTAAAAATGCTGAGTTTCTTCCATCTTTTAGGAATCTTAAAACGTGCGGCTCTTCAACCCCAAGAGATCTTACAAGATCTTTTATATTCCATTGTATTATTGCAATTTTTTTCATAATTGCGTCTGAGCCCCATAAAGTGCTAATAACGCCGCCTCGGCCCTACCGTGATCTTTCTTGCGACGAAAGTGTTCGCTCTTTGGCCACTGACTAATCGCAAGCGCGCGAGCCGCTTCTTTATCAGCCGAAAGGCCAAAATATCTTTTCCATTTAGCAGGAGAGACATCAACCTTTCTGATGCCAGCTGCACCAATAACACCCTTTGCAACACCGTAGGCAACGCCGAAATTAAACGACGACGATACGCCTTGTTTCGGCATCGCATGGACAGATTCAACGATAGCGAGGTCGGGGCTGTGGTGACTGATGATCTCTGCCAAGGCAGTAGCATTTATCTCTTTCCCTATAATTGGCACATCATACGCCGCAATAAGATGTATATCATTTGTATAGTAAAAGGCGACGGCACCACTTGCGCCGGGGTCACACCCCATCACACATTTGTAAGTCATAATTTCTCCTGAGATTTATTTTCATATCTCAATCTCAAACAATTATCACAACGCTACAACCAAACCTAAATTTTTGTCAATGTTCATTTTTTAGTTGACCAAACCCCCGACTTCTATATGTTGTGATGACGAATCGATATTGATCTACACATAGAGGTCTTGTGAAAAACAATCCTTTCTCTGCTCACGGTATTGAACATTTATCTCCGTCGACCTGTAACCTTTTTACGGGATCTCCGGCAATGTTTGTCTTGGATAAGTGCCTGAAGCGCAAGGGACCAGTAGGCTGCGCCGCATATCGCGGTAGTGCGACCGAGAAGGGCATTGAGCACGGGCTCGTTACCGGCGCACCCGTAGAAGAATGCATTAAGGTTGCTGAAGAAGAATTTTGGCGTCTGTCTGCCCTATCCGGCGACCCTTCCCGTGAGAAGGAGAGAGATGCCGTCCCAGAGATGGTTAAGATTGGGTATAAGGAGCTCATGCCATATGGGAAGCCAACAAGCTATCAGGGAGCCATAAAGCATTGGTTTGAGGGTATTGCGGTTCCCTTCATTGGCTACTATGACTTCGAGTGGTCTAACCACAAAATACTTATAGATCTAAAGACGACACATGCTCTCCCTTCTAAGATATCTACAAACCACGCAAGACAGGTTGCTCTGTATACTGCTGCCCGTGGCAATGAGAATGACCCAAGACTTACTTATGTCACGACGAAGAAGTGTGCGACTTATCGGCTTGAAAATGTATCTGAACATGTCAAAAGTTTGGAGCGAATCGGTCTTGCGATCCAACGGTTTCTATCGATAAGCGAAGACCCTATGGAGCTGGCGCAACACGTCATTCCAGAGGTCGATCACTTTTACTTTAAGGACGCAATGGTGCGTCAGTCTGTGTTTGAAGTTTGGGGGATATGATGGATAAAGAAATTTCTGCTTCTCAGTTTGGTTATCTATCTCTTCACGAAATAATGGATAACAGAGACGTTCTTATCAAAGCAAATAAAATTAATGCAATATGTGAGCCTCTCGACGGAATGCCGGAGGAAGTTGGCTGTGTAGTATATACAAGTATTGATGAGATGTTTTACTTCAGTGAAACAATAGATCAGGTTTTACAAAAGTTAGAAAACATTCATCCGTCTTTACGCTGAATGCAGGAAGGGATTCCCCAAAATGGGGAGAGGTAAGTGCTAGACCAGATTAGCACATCAAGGAGTAGTAATATGTCTTTCAATGGTTTTTTTGATAGCGTTGGTGAAGGTGTAATCTATCTTCCAATCGTTAAGTATGATGCGCGCTCAGGCCGCATTACGAGACGTGACCGCGAAAACGGTGAAAGCAATGACGTCGATATTACGCGCAGCTTCAAAGCTATTATGGATTTTGAGAATGTTGAGATTGGCTGGTCTGATTTCACTAACGGCCCTCCTGATTTCCGTCTCGTGCGCTTCGCTGATGGCGGCTCCATCCCAAAGCCATCAGAGGGGAACTTCAAACGCTGTGTGCGCTTTGTTGTTAAACTTTCCAAAGAGTGCGGCGGGGACGTTCTCGAGTTCGCCTCAAATGCGGGTGCCTGCCTCGACGGCATCAAGAAACTCAAGGACGAATACGATGCGGGCGTTAAGTCTAATCCCGGAAAACTGCCAGTAGTATCACTCGCTGATACAATTGCTAAGACTTCAAGCGGAGGGGCTTTGAAGACAACGAACTACGTGCCGGTGTTCGAGATTACGGGATGGGTAAAGCGTCCCGATGATCTGGTATATCAGTCGCGTAGTTCGTCTGCCCCTTCTGCAGCACCTTCAGCTCCACCTGCAACGGGCTCTACAAAAGTATCTGCTCCAGCTGGTGGAGATGATGATTTTGGTTGATAGATTAGATGGGCGCTAAAGCCCTCTAATACGGGGTGTGGTGTTACTCGCGAAGCCGCATCACACCCCGATTACACAAGGAACGGACATGAGGTTTTTAGTAACGATGAATATGCCAAGTTTTAATGGCAACCTTGTTCATCAAGTAAATGTAGAACATACTTCAAATAGTTTAGAAGAGTTTGTCGATACGTTAACGACAAGCGACTTCGTTATTGTTGAGGAGTTCTACAGAGAATCTCAAACTGGAACTGAAGTAAGCCGTGGGTTACTTGCTTTGAACTATCGCTTTGTTGGTAAAATTAAAGTGATGAACGGTGACTCTTATTTAGCAAACAGAGGAAATAGATAATGAAATATACAGAGATATTGACGTCATCTGCTGCTGCAATTTCTGATCGCAGCAATAAATACGGAACTCCAGACGAGTGCTTCAAGGCAATTGCTCAGATCACCGGTGCTCTTCTTGGCCGTGAAGTGACAGAGTATGAAGTTGCTGCCTTTCAGCTTGGCACAAAACTTGGTCGTCATCGTATGAATAAAGATTATTCAGATAATTATGTCGATGGTGCAAGCTACATCGGTTTCTTGGGCCACTTCGCTATGAAAGAAGAAAAAAGCGAAGGCCCATCATTTACAATACCATCATCT